CCTCAAGCAGAGGAACAGAAAGCACCTGAGTAATGGCTGATTTTCACGAACTTGCCTCTGAAACGGATAAGCGGTTGAGCGTCCATGAGGCCGTCTGCGCCCAACGATACGAAGGCATACAAGCAAGCTTTGCAGAAGGCTCTAAGCGCATGACCAAGATTGAGTACTTGCTTTATGTAGTGATTGCCGTCGTGTTGCTTGGCCCCGGCGTGGCTGCTGAGTTTGTTAAGAAACTCTTGGGGATGTAAATGGCTGAAGAATCCGCAAAAAGCGCCTTGATCGAGAAGATCACTTTTGCTCTTTTGCCTCTGTTGTTTTCATGCGTAGTTTATTTGATGAGCGCCTTGTCAAACTTGGCGCACGAGGTCACCATCCTCAACAGCAAGATTAGTTTGGTGGTTACATCTGACAACAGGCAAGCACCCAATTCTGGTGCTGAACTGGCAAGAGAAAAGCTGCGTCAAGATTTGGAAAAAGAAATTCAGCTTAATAGAGACCAAATCCATTACAACAGGCAATCAATTGCCATTCTTGAAGAGCGTGCCAAACATACCTGTGAGAAACCTAAATGATTCCAATTGTTGCATCCCTATTAGGTACATTGGCCCAAAACGGTTTGGGTCTTTTGTCGTCTGCTATCCAAGCAAAAGGTAAGCAGATTGTTGAAGACAAACTTGGCGTCAAGATCAGCGACAATCCCGGTCCTGAAGAAGTAGAAAAACTTCGCCAACTGCAATACGACCACGAAGAGCGTTTGCTTGAGCTTGGTATTGAAAAAGCCAAACTTGAACAAGAAGAACTTAAGGCTCTGCTTGCCGCACAAGCCAATCAAGAAAACAACGTCAGCGAACGTTGGAAAGCCGACATGTCGTCTGACTCTTGGCTATCCAAAAACATTCGCCCCATGAGCCTTATAGCTATTTTTGTGGGCTACTTCTTGTTCTCCATGATGTCTGCCTTTGGCTACAACGCCAACGAATCTTACGTGTCCTTGCTGGGCCAATGGGGCATGTTGATTATGGGGGCATACTTCGGTGGCCGGACCATCGAAAAACTTGCTGAAATGAAAGGCAAAAAATGAGCTTGAGCCAAGAACAAGCGGCATTCTTGTTAGATGCCTGCAAGCTGATCCAGTATGCCACTGAACAAGGTTTCATGGTGACCGGTGGCGAATTGCAACGGACACCTGAACAACAAGCCATCTATGTCAAGACCGGTCGCAGCAAGACTATGGATTCTATCCATTTGAAGCGCTGCGCAATCGACTTGAACTTTTTCAAGGATGGTAAGATCATCTGGGATAAGGCCATCCTTGCTCCCTTGGGTGCCTATTGGGAAAGTCTATACCCTAAGAATCGTTGGGGTGGAAACTTTAAGAGCTTGGTAGACTGCCCTCACTTTGAGAGGAACGTGTAATGCCACAAGCAATGACCTTTGCGTCGCTGCAAAATGACGTCCGCAGCTACTTGGAACGTGGGGCATCTGCTGTCACGGACCCATTGGTCTATGCTCAGATTCCAAGCCTGATCAATTTTGCAGAACGCCGCATCAGCCGCGACCTCAAGATTCAAGGCTTCCAGACAGTTGTAGTGACAAACTTGCAGGCCGGCGTTGCTGTTCTTGCTAAGCCAGACCGCTGGCGCGAGACCATCTCAATGAACATCGGGACCGGCACCGGAAGCAATACCAGAGTCCAATTGTTCTCAAGGGTTTACGAGTATGTGAGAAGCTATTGGCCCAATGATACCTTGACAGAAGAGCCGGTATTTTATGCCGACTACAACTACACCAATTGGATCATTGCCCCAACACCTAATTCTGCCTACCCAATTGAGATCTTGTATTACGAGCTGCCGGTCTTGTTAGATGAAAACACTCAGACCAACTGGCTCACTCAATACGCCCCCAACTTGCTGCTGTATGCAACCCTGTTGGAAGCGACTCCATTTTTAAAAAACGACGAACGAATCCCTGTCTGGCAAAGCATGTACGCAATGGCGGCACAAGCGCTGCAAGGCGAAGACATGAGCAAGATCTTAGACCGCGGTGCCGTAAGAAACGAGGCCTAACATGACCACCTACACCAACATCTTTGGCGGCAGCAACATCTCTCCTGCAGAGATCAGCTACGCCAGTGTAAGCCTTACAGCCAACACAACTTTTGACTGGGCCCTTGAGACGGCTCCTTCGACAAATTTGATCGCCGGCATCATGGACGTGACGGCCACTGCAGGTCCTTGGAGCCTGACTTTGCCAAGCGCGTTGGAGGCATCAACAGGCCAAGCTATTCTGTTCAACAACGTTGGCTCTAATTCATTCATCATTAGGAACGCTGCCGGGACGCAAATTGCAGCCCCTACTGCAGGCCAGGTCTGGCAGATCTACCTGACCAACAATACAACAGCTGGCGGCACCTGGCTTGCATTCCAGTTTGGGGCGGCTGTTTCCACGGCAAATGCTGCATCTTTAGCAGGGACAGGTTTAATCGCCATTGGATCCCTTTTGTCCTTGGCCATGCCGGTCACATTTTTTGGAAGTAATTACTCAGCCGGCGCCGATGATCGAGCCAAAACTTTTATCTGGAATGGAGGAGCTGGTACTCTTACCATGACAGCTGCGGGTACTCTTGGAAATAACTGGTTTTTACAACTTCGCAATGAAGGTACAGGTGCTCTTGTAGTTGATCCTCCTGGTGCTCAAACAATCAACGGATCTTCTACCCTGACCTTTCAGCCGGGCGATTCTGCCATTATTTTCACTGACGGTAGCAACTTTTATACCCTTGGCTATGGGCAATCTCCCGTCTTTGCGTTTGACTACACGTCAATCAACGTAGCAGGAACCGGCAACTACACTTTGTCAGGCAGCGAATTAAACCGAATTGCTTATAACTTTACGGGTGTCTTGACCGGCAACCGCAACATCATTGTGCCCCAGACCGTCCAGCAATACTGGGTGGCCAACAACACAACGGGTCCATACACCCTAACTGTCAAGACCTCAATTGCGGCAGGCTACACGATCAACCAAGGCTCAAGGGCCATCTTGTATTCTGACGGAACTAACGTAGTTGCTGCAGATACTGGCGGCGTGGCTGTTCCTATCAGCATCTCTGATGGTGGTACCGGAGCAACGTCTGCCGGAAATGCCTTGATTAATCTAGGTGGAACCTCAACGGGTATTGCAATCTTTACTGCAGCCTCCCAATCAGCCGCCCAGGTGGCCATTGGTCTTGACCCCATCCAGGGCGGAACCTATTAATGGCGACAACTCCAATTGTCCTTAAGTCGCTACCTGGCATCAAGCGTGATGGCACCAGGTACGAGGGCGACTACTATGTTGACGGCCAATGGGTCCGTTGGCAGCGTGGCCTTCCCCGTAAGGTTGGAGGTTATACCGTCATCAATCGTTACTTGACTGAGATTAGCCGTGGGGTCAAGACTTTCACAGAGAACGGCTTGACATACTTTCACTCTGGAAGCGCTAGCTTTGTTGAGCGTTTTACCATTGATGCCAGCGGCAACTCAAGCTTGATCACAGACCGCACGCCAATTACCTATAACGATAACGACGATAATCTTTGGCAGTTTGACGTGATCTATGACACGCAGTCTATACCGGCTGCCAATATGCTTGTTGCTCAAGTTGCTCCCAACGCTGACTGTCTTTGCAACACGGACGGAGGCCAAATCTTTATTGGTGCCTTGACAGGAACTAGCCCGCTGACTGAGATCACAACATTTCCAGCGGGCGTAAGCGCAACCGGAGGCGTGGTCTCCTTGCATCCTTATCTGATGTACTTTGGCAACGACGGCGTCGTCGGATGGTCAGTGGCCGGAGCCCCAACAGACTTGACGGGAGTTGGTTCAGGAAATGCTCGCGTAGCAGGTCAAAAGATCGTCCGTGCATTAGCCCTTAGGGGCGGTCCAGGAAATGCGCCAGCAGGCCTCTTTTGGAGTGCAGACGCTGTTATCAGGGCATCTTTTGTTGGTGGCACCGAAGTCTTTCAGTTTGACACAATCAGCCCAGAATCAAGCATCTTGTCTGCCGCCTCAGTGATCGAATACGACGGCATCTACTATTGGTTAGGAACTGACCGCATGTTGATGTTCAACGGCGTGGTTCGTGAGATCCCTAACAACCTGAACATCAACTACTTTTACGATGGCATAAACAGGGCTGCGGCTCAACGCGTCTGGGCCTTTAAAGTTCCTCGTTTTGGTGAGATCTGGTGGTGCTATCCAAGAGGCACGGCTACCGAGTGCACCCATGCTATCATCTACAACATTCGCGAAAACACGTGGTATGACACTACGCTGCCTAATGGCGGACGGACGGCGGGGGAATGGTCTCCTTTGTACGCTGCTCCACTTTTGTGCGGCCTAGAAACGTCTACTTTTGTGTCAAACAATCGAGTCACCGAGGGCGGAGACCTTAGGATTACGCAAAATGGGAATCAACGCGTCACGGTTCCTGAAGAAGGCTATAAAGTTTGGCAGCATGAGCATGATGTCAATGAGATTGATGGTCAGTTTATCACCGCCGTACCTTCATTCTTTGAGACAGCTGACATGAGCCTGCTGACTCCGCAAGGAGGTTCAAAGAGCAAATGGATCCGGGTCGAATCTATCGAACCTGATTTTATACAGTCTGAAAACATGACTGTTCAGCTGACCGGAAGAGCCAATGCCAAGGCGCTTGAGGTCCCTGGCCCCGAGCGGACAATCTTTGCGGTTCCTACTACTCCCTTCGAACAGGTGGTCTTCTTTAAAGAAGAGCGCCGCGAACTGCGGTTTAAGTTTACCTCTAACACCATCAACGGCGACTACCAGATGGGTCAGATCATCGCCCACGTTGGCGAAGCCGATGGAAACGTACTTGGCGGCGTTGCAGGGAGTTCCACGTGATCACGCAGCCTTTTATGATTGGATTACGCGACTGGGCTGATCAGATCGTTCTGGACTTATCTACTTATGGCGTGCTTTCAAGGCTGGACGACGAAGACAAATGGCAAGATTGGGGTCTACAGTTTTGCGCTATCTCTGGCCTAAGTCAAAAAAATGTTCCTAATCCGTTTTCTTACGCTGACTGGCGCGAATGGGCACAACGCTTTGTGCAGATGGTTGATTGATGACAGATCAAGAATTCCTTCAGCTGCTGAATGAAGTGGCCAAAAAAGCCAAGCCGTTTAACAACGAACTGACTTTCATTGACTCTATGGATACGCGTCTCAATGAGACTAGTTTAGATAGCTTAGATATATTGACCTGCGCCATTCACCTTTGTGAGATCTACGACGTTGAAGAAGAACAAAGCAAGGAAATGTCAGGGGAAACGCCGCGCGATTTTTTTGACTTTCTTAAAAAATGGGGCCGTAAACAGCCAAGTTTTTCTAGAACAAATTAAAATGATTAAAACTCACGGCGCCAGGGCTAAATTTAATAACATGGGGATCTAATTATGCCGCTCATAGACAGCAGACAACAATTGTTAGACCTTGGCGAACTGCTTAAAGTATCCGCCGAGGACACCAAATCCGAGTATCCAATGGAGTTCGTGTATGCTTCCTTTGTCAAGGAAGTGCAGATGCCTGACAGCAAATTTTTTCGCTATGGCAATACGATCTACGTTGTACACGCTTCCCCAAGAGACCCTCGCAAGGGCATGTTTAGAGCTCTAAATGCAGACACAGCTGCTAATTTTCTTGCTTCTGCATACGCCTTTGTTGTTGACGCCTATAAGGCTGGCTTTGATACGCTGGTCACCCAGTTCAGCAATCAAAGTCTTTTGAATATCTTCAGGCAAGTTATGAAAAATCCCCCAAATCCCGGCATGGGCTATAGCGTTGCTACCCTTGAAGATGGACAATACCAAGTGACCGTTCAACTTGGAAATAAACGTGAAGGAGCCAGATAATGGGAGCAGTCGTAGAAGTCGTTACCGCGCCGGTCCAGGCCATTGTTGAAGCTGTTGGCCATGTTGTTGAAAGCGCAGTAGACGTTGTCGAGGATGTTGTTAAAGCTGTTGACACATATGTTGTTCAGCCCATTCTAGATGATCCTTTAACTGCAATTGCAACTGTAGCAGCCGCCACGTATTTAGGACCTGCTGCGGCGACTTATTTTGGAACAAGCGCGGCTGTTGGTACAGGCATTGCTGCAGGAGCAGCAAATGCTGCCGCTGGCCTTGTTCAAGGTGAAAGCTTTGACCAAGCAATCAAAGGCGGGCTTATATCTGGTGTAACAGCCGGCGGAGCCCAGGCATTATTTGGCGGAGCTGGCGGCGAGGCAGCGTCTTCTGACATACCTGCAGATGTGCCTTCCGCTCCTCAAGGGCCAACTTCTCTTGAACCTCCTGTTGCGGCAACTTCGCCAATCACGACGCCTGAATTGCCCTCTTTACAGACTGTTCCAACATCTCCACTGCAGACCCTTGCAGGAGCTCCTAGTGCGCCAACGTTTACATCAGGCCT